ATGAGCCTAATACTAACTTAGGAAAGGATTTTTATATGAAGTACATGGGAAGTAAGTCAAGAGTTGCGAAAGATATTGTTCCAATAATCCAGAAGTGTATAGATGATAACAATATAGAAACCTACGTTGAACCATTTGTTGGTGGTGCAAATATAATTGACAAAATTAATTGTAAAAATAAAATAGGAAACGACCTAAATAAATATCTTATTGGTCTTTTGAACTATGTATCAAATGATGGAGAACTTCTTCAAGAAGTATCAAAAGAGCTATATTCTGAAGTTAGAGGTAATTATTTAAAAGAAAACAATTATGAAGATTGGTATGTTGGAAATATAGGATTTCTTGCAAGCTATAACGGACGATGGTTTGATGGTGGCTATGCAAAACCGGGATATGAAAAAACAAAAACAGGTATAAGATATAGAGATTACTATAGAGAAGGAGTAAATAATCTTCTAGAACAGAAAAAAAGTTTAAAAGGAATTGAATTCATTTCTAAAGACTATAGAGATATTATAATACCAAATAATTCAGTAGTCTATTGTGACCCACCATATAAGGGAACTAAATTTTATTTAAATTCAGTAAACTTTAATTATGATGAATTTTGGAATTATATAAGAAAAATTTCTCAAGATAACTATGTTTTTATTTCTGAAGAAAACGCTCCTGATGATTTTATTTGTATTTGGAACAAAGAAGTGAGTCGTAGCATTAAAGCAACAGATAAGTCTAAATCTTCTGAAAAATTATTTATACATAAAGAAGGAAAATTTAAAATATAACTTGACAAACTGATTGAAGAAAGGAAAGCAAGATAAATGATTAAAGTAGAATTAAAACATAAACCGAAAAACATATTTGCTTTAATAGATGATTTTGCAAGTGTGTGTTATGATAGTACGCCTAAGAATGAAGGTGTAATCGCACTTGATTGTATGGATTCAGAACATTGGCAAGCAGCAGAATGCAATAGATTTGTATTTCATATATCGGGAATATCAAGAGCATGTTCACATCAGATAGTAAGGCATAGAACATCAGTAATATGTCAGCGATCACAGAGATATGTTTCAGAAGGTGGGTTTGAATATGTAATACCTGATTCAATAAAGAAAAATCCTAAGGCATTAGATGAATATGAAAATCTTATGAATACAATTGATGATGTTTATTTATATTTAACTAAATGTGGAGTGCCAAAAGAAGATGCAAGATTTGTACTTCCTAATGCATGTGAGACAGAATTAAACATAGCGATTGATTTGCATAATTTTATTCATTTTGAAAATCTAAGATTGTGCAATAGAGCACAGTGGGAAATAAGAAAAGTAGCAGAATTAATGAGAGATGCTGTTATCAAGGAAGAACCAAGATTAAAGAAATATATCGTTCCGAAATGTGAAATACATGAAATACCATATTGTACTGAAAAGAAAAGCTGTAAAATGCATAAGAGATTAAATGATATTGTAAAGGATGAATATAAGAAAATTAAGGCGGTTGAAAATATATGACCAAAAGTGCAATAATTTTCATTATATCATTAATAGCAACTTCCGGAAGTATCACTGGCAATATATTTATAAATCATAAGAGAAAAGTAGGATTTATAATATGGTCGATATCTAATGTATTATGGATATTAGTAAATTGTATAGGTGTTATAAATTATCCTCAGATATGTATGTTTGGTGTTTATAGTTTATTAAATATACAGGGATATAAGAAATGGAATAATGATAAGAATTTAAATAATTTAAATAAGAAAGGAAATTAATTATGACAGAAATTGAAAGAATCAATCTTGAGATCAGTAAGAGAAAATGTGAAATTGCAGAACTTGAAAAGCAGAAAAAAGAGGAAGAAGAAAAAGAAAAGGCTAAATATACTAGGTGGAAACCTAATATGGGAGAAAAATATTATTTTATTAAAAGTAATTTGTCTATTTGTCCTGAACCTTGGCACGATTATTGCTTTGATCATAGTCTTTATCGTGCATACAATTGTTTTCAAACAGAAGAAGAAGCTAAAGAAGCAAGAGATCATCTTGAAATAGTATTAAAAATGGTTAGTCTAAAACAATTTTTTCCTGAAATAAAAATTCTCACTAGTTTAAGTAAATTTGCGAATAGTGAAAGATGTAGTGAAGCTAGTAGATTATTTAATAAATGGAATAAGGAGTGATTAAAATGAGCAAAAAATCCGCATATAAATGCTGTTATAACTGTGCTAACGCTTCAAGTGTGTATATTCCTCCATAAGAAAAATGTATAACAGAAGATGCTATTAGATATCTAAATAGGTGTAAAAAGTTTGCAACTAAAAGAGTTTGCGGGAACAATAGCAGAATGCCAGTATATCCAATGTATAAAAAGAGATATTGTAAAGGTTTTGAACCTAATGAATTAATAAATGAATATTATAAACCAGAAAAGGAGAAATGGTTTTGAACAAAACAAACGTAATAGTTTATACATCAAATCCACCATGCCCGAAATGTAAAGTTTTGAAAAAGAAATTTGATGATGCTGGAATTGAATATGATGTGTTTGATAAGGTAGAAGAAATGATTGGTATGGGAATTGAAAATGTACCAATGATAAAAGTAGGTGATAGTGAGTTAATGAATTTTAAAGAAGCTGTAGATTGGATCAAAGAAAGGTAAATTAAAACATGAATACAAACATTAAATTAGACAAGAATTTTACTACTCAGTATAATAAATTACAGGGTGACTATGGAACTCAAATAGCAAGACTTAATGGATTCGATGATGGGCAACTTTCATATACAGATTTTATTGATAATTTTATTGATGAAAAAACTGTGGCTGATTCAAGCATTGATGGAAATAGTAATGTAAGAAGAAAGGATATTGTAACACTTCTAACTGAAATGCCAAAACCTCATAGAAAACTTTTGGCATTTAATAAGATTTACTATGAGTATCAGAAGAAATATGGATTTAAAGCTGCAAATGATTGGCTGAGAAGAGAATGGATTGGTCAGCTTTATATGCATGATGGAGATACAAGCACGTTTAAAGGATATTGTTTTGCTTACGATTTAAAAGAATTGGCTGAAAAAGGTCTTTATTTTCTTAGCGATAGTTTCAACCCAAAACCACCAAAACATCTTGTAACCTTTGTAGATTTTGTAAAAGAGTACATAAATTTTGCTAGCAATAGAACATCAGGGGCATGTGGTTTGCCAAACCTTATTCCTTATATGTTTTATTTTTGGAATAAAGATGTTGAAAATGATTATATGGGAGTAAGAACATCTCATTCAGAAATCAGTTATGCAAAACAGGGATTTCAGAGATTTATTTATGCAGTTAATCAGCCTTGCGTAAGGGATAATTAAGATTGTCCATTCATTTCTTTTCCATTTACTAATGGGGTTATGCAACAGCATAGCTAACGAGGAAGCCTAAACACGTTGCAGATAGTGCAAGGTAATCTCGTGGGAATCAAATTATTTACTATAAATTATTTTAAGGAGGTGAAAATATGACCAAGGATATTTATATAATAAAAAATGACATTAATAATAAGGTGTACGTAGGACAGTCCAATAATGTCAATCAACGTTTTCGTGAACATTGCAAGCCGAGTTCTGCTTATGTAGAGAATGATTTGGTTGCCAAGGCGATTCAAAAATATGGAAAGTCACATTTTTGGGTAGAAGTCCTTGAAGAAAAAGTTGAAAATTATAACGAAAGAGAACAGTATTGGATTAATAAAAATAATAGTATTCGTCCGAATGGATATAATATCATGACAGGAGGAGAAGATCCGCCTATATTTTCAGGAGTTAACCATTCAGAATCAAAACTCACAGAATACATTTTGAATGAAATAATATGTGATTTAAAATACTCTGATTTGAGCTATAGACAGATTGCAAAAAAATATAATACTAACACATCTACAGTAGGAAATATTAACAATGGTCGTGCTTATGTGCAAACAGGCATTGAATATCCTATTAGGGAAACAGCAAATAAATGTGGAAAGTTATCAAATACACAAGTGTTAAAAATCATAGATACTTTAAAGTTTACTTATCTTTCGTACGAAGAAATTGCTGGACAATATCAAGTTGAAGCACGAGCAATATCAAGGATTAATAAAGGAATGTTTCATAGGATGTCGAGCGAGTCGTATCCAATAAGAGATTATGCGAATACAAATAACAAATCCAAACTGTCTTATAATGATGTAACTAAGGTTATTGATTTATTAAACAAGACAAATATCTCTATTAGAAAAATTGCACAAATGTTTAATGTTGAAGCTAATATAATAATAGGGATAAAAAGTGGAAACACAAAAATTTATAGACGTAAAGGGTTAAAATATCCGTTGCGTTCTAATAATTAGTAAATTAATTAGTAAATAATTTGAAGCCTGTATCGACTATCTCCGTGAAGGAGAGTAGGGCAACTATTGGTACGTTGTTCGAAAGAGAAGTGCTACCCTATAAAAAGGTAGTAAAAAATAGTCAGTACTCATAGAAATATGAGATTATATGGGTCAACAATCTGCATTTACAAACACTTCTGTTTTTGATAGAACTTATTTTGAAGCGTTGTTCGGTGGCAGTGAATTTCCAGACGGAACATTTATGATTGATTATGAAGATGAAATTATAGAATTTCAGAAGCTATATATGGAAGTAATGTCTAATATTCGTTCTGAAAATATGTTTACATTCCCTGTAAGCACAATATCTCTTTTAAGAAAAGACGGTAAGTTTATTGATGAGGAATTTGCAGAATGGGCTATTAAGCATAATATGAAGTGGTCAGATAGTAATATGTTTATAGATGATAATGTATCCAGTCTTTCAAATTGTTGCAGACTAAAATCTTCTGTGCGTGATCTTGGATATTTTAATTCAGTTGGTGGAACAGCTTTAAAAGTTGGTTCTGTAAAGGTTTCAACAATTAACCTTGCACGTTTAGCACTCGATACGGAAACTAAAGAAGAATATCTTAAGGAATTAGAAATAAGAACTTTGTCTAATATTAGAGCATTAGATATTATAAGAAGTATTATTAAGAGAAACGTTGAAAAGGGTTTGCTTCCTAATTTTACATATGGACTTGTAGATTTTGAACATCTTTATAATACCATTGGATTTATTGGGATATATGAAACAATGAAGAAATTTGGATGTACTAAAACAGACCAGTTTAGAAATGTTTATTATACCGAAGAAGCAGCAGAGTTTGGTAAGAAAATATTTGACACAATGCGTAAGGTTGCAGATAAGTTTATTGCAGATAATAACTGTGATTATATGATTAATACAGAACAGATTCCGGCTGAATCGGCAGCTTCAAAGTTAATGAATAAAGACAAATTCTTTTATCCTGAAGCTAATATATATGATTTACCTTTATACGGTAATCAGTTTATTCCACTTGGAATACATACAACACTAAAGGAGCGTATTCGTATTCAGGCTATGTTTGACGGATTCTGCAATGGTGGTAGTATACTTCATTGTAATATAGATACACCATTTGACAGCTACGAAAAGGCTTACAAAATGACCTGTTATATTGCAGATATGGGTGTAACTTATTTTGCATTCAACACAAAAATACAGGCGTGTAAAAATAATCATGGATTTTATGGCACTATATGTCCTACTTGTAATGAGCCAGTTGCAAAAGAATATACAAGAGTAGTCGGATTTTATACACCAATAGAAACATGGAGCAATCCAAGAAAAGAAGAATATGTAATGCGTAAATGGGAAAATATTAATTCAAATAATGAGGGATAAATGAAGATAAAAGATATTATTGATGTAGATTTTGTAAATTATAAAGAAATTTCAATGTTCATAGCCCTTGGTACTTGTAATTTTAAATGCTGCACAGAATCTAATCTTCCTATTACAATATGTCAAAACCAACCTATAGCGAAACAAAAAGATATAGAAGTATCTGTAGATGAAATATTCTACAGATACACTTCTAATCCTTTGACTTCAAGTATTGTTATTAGTGGTCTTGAGCCTTTGAGTATGTGGGAAGATGTATTTGAATTAGTACAATACTTTAGACAACATAACTACAGCGATCCTTTTGTAATTTATACAGGTTACTATGAGAATGAGATAGAAAAACAGATTAATCAAATAAAACAATATAAAAACATTATATTTAAATTCGGACGTTTCATTCCTAACCAAGAAAAACATTATGATGAAGTATTAGGAGTTTATTTAGCAAGTAATAATCAATATGGAAAGGTGATAAGTTAATATGAATTTAAAAATTATACCAAACCCAAACAAGGAAGAATACGATGAAATTACTCAGGCAGTCAAAGACAACGATAACTACTGCCCTTGTGTGTTAGTTAAGAACCCAGATACAAAATGTATGTGTAAAGCTTTTAGAGAACAAGAAACAGAAGGATATTGTCACTGTGGTAGATATTTAAAGGTCATTGAA